GATCTGTTCTTGTGCTTGCTGATCTAGCTCCAGCCATGTTTCTTTGATTCCCCAGCCATCTTCCTGCTCGCAGTATTCAATCAGATCAAACAGTGCGGCCTGCAATCTAAGTTTGGGTGATCTAGCTAAATTCGTCATCGCTGGCTCTCTCGATGTAGTCGTCTAAGAATTGAATGGCTTGCAGTGCGTTCAGCTTCAGCAGTTCTGCTCTAAAGTTTTTTCTCTTCTTCGACCTGACAATCTCTCTATCTGCTACTCGCACTCTGTTCAGTAGGGAGGTGCGAAACCCGTTAAGGCTTGGTGGATTCATAGTTAAAGGCCCGTAAGGTGGGCCATCCCATTCATCAGGTGCAAGTAGTTGTGCAGTTGCCGCCAAAACAGCAAGTCGTGCATGTTGTGAACTTTCCGCCAACAGTAAAGCTGTGTGTACTACACGCAGCGTAAGTCACAGTTGAAGCACCTAGCAAGGTCAAGCCAATAATGAACTTCTTAATCATTTGATTACTCCTTAGTTGATATAGCCCGTTTTTGACCACAGGTGGGCTAGACCTGCTCGCAAGGGTGGTCAGAGGGAATCGGCTACAAGCACTCGTTGTCCTCGGCCAGAGCGGCCAATACGACGCTCTCCAGAATCTTTTACCAATCCTTTTCGGATTAGTGCAGACGGACGAGCAGTAATGCTTGAGTACGGCATGCTTTCTCCAAACATCGCAATCATTTCATCCGCTGTCATTCCCCTAGATCCTGCCGCTTTTATGGCTTCATACACCATACGCTCTAGATTCGTGGTATCAACAGCTTCTGAAGCAAAGACGCTTGTATCAATAGCGTCACTTCTACGAAGTTTGTAGGCGGGAGTCCCGAAATCAGAATGCAATTTCATCATTCCATTCCTCTACTGCCGGAGCAGCTCCAGATAACATCTGATAGTCCTTCGATTCAGAGATCTTAGTTTGCAGCCACTGTGGCAGGTTGATGTACTTGTCCTCATCAAAGCCTTGATCGCCAAACTCGAACAGCATGGTTGGGTTGATCTGCTCAGGCGCAGTCATACCCTTTGGCATCGTCGCGATGGACTTCACATTGGCGTAGGTACGACCGTTGTTCCCAGTAGCGTGTACGACATTGACCATGCAGGGTTTGCCCAGAATGTTCTTGAGATCAAAGCCCATCAGCTCGTCATCTGTGAACGGACGGCCACGCCAGGATTCCAGAATGGCACGAAGCGTTGATTTCTCGTGCAGGCTCATTGTGAACTGGCGGCTAACCATGAACGGACGGCCATCTGCCATCTGTTCGTTAGATAGCTCCCATCCGATATAGACCTTGCGCTGCCATTTCTCTTCATTGTTAAAAACCACATGCTGTTGGCCGAGATCGACCATTGCATAACAGATAGCGACATGGTTGCCCGCTGGAGCGATTTCAAAGTCACGCGCAGGGGCAGAGGTTGCCTGAATAGTAAGGCTCATAATTACTTTCCTTTTATCTAAAATGGACAATGTTCCGCATTACCGATAGGGGGCCGAGTGGCGGATTCATTCAAACGGCCTTCCATTGCTTCATACTCAGCGCGCAGCCGAGCAATCGCCAATTCAATATCACGCAAGGCAACATCAAACCGATACATCGGGTCTGCCATCGCGCGCATTACATCGTAATCAAATTGCTCTTGATTATTGTTCATCTGTATCCACCAATTTAGATAAAATTAAATTTCTAATTGCGTCAGAAGCATAGTTCATATGACTTGCTGCATGATCGAAAATGGTGTCATCTTCAAAGCCAAGAAGAAGCCCTCTTGATTTGTTGATATTTTCATAAGCAGTCATCAGATAATTGGTCAAATCTTCATCTGTAAGTTTCATGCTAACCCCCTCTTGATTTCTTCTAAGCATTCGCTGTAGGTCTGCCAATCGCTAGTGAAGTCTTGCCACATCACGGCATAAACAGCATCCAGATAATTGCAGTTCACATTGTTAGGATGGCTGATAATGATCGGATACTTTGGGCTAGAACCATCCATCAGCTTTCTCCGCAATTACCTTTGCGTACCACCAAGGGCGACCTTGGAGCCATTCGCTGATCGCGATGAAATAAAACTTAACGGTATTGCGCATAACAAGCCTCCATAACCTCAAAGTATTCAGCCTCGCTAATCCCGGATTCCTTGAGAACCCAAGGATCGGCAGGGCTGCTCAAGAAGTCGCTAATTTCCTCAATAGTGTTGTTGTCCATGACATCGCTGTAGAACTGTTCTTGTGCATCAGTCATCGTAGTTCTCCGACAGATCGCCTTCACCAGCAAACTCATTCAGTTCGTCAATGCAGCCCAGCCATACATTGCGGCCTGTGCTGTCAAAGTTCTTCTCAAAGATGCTGATAACCATGTACGGGATGTCCTCAACCTTGATGCTGTCACGGATCATTTCGTACACCGTTTTGGTTGCGCTGACTGCCCACGCTGGGTGATCTGGGTTGATGCCCTTTTCAGCTTCAGCTTCGAGTTGATCGTGTAATGCGTCTTGCGCTGCGTTCATGTGCTGCATGTCTGGCTCCTTGCGAGAGTGGGGCAACACCGCGTCACCCCATGCCTTGCATTCTACTTACCTTGAACATAGTGTCAACCCCTCTTGAAACTTTTTTTTCAACTTGTAGAATGACCGTATGGATAAGCAAACTTTGATAAACGCCATGGGTGGTGTGATGAACGTCGCCAAGCTCGTTGGGATCAGCAACAAGGCTGTCTACCAGTGGCCCGACATCTTGCCTCCTCGGATCTACGACCGGGTGATTGGCGCAGCATGGCGACAAAACAGGATTGACGAGATCCCCTATCCGACTCACAATCCGTAAACCTCCTCGGTGGCTTGATGGCCTCCAGCCACACCTCCAGTGGCGAACTTTGTCCCGGCTTAGGTCGGGATTTTTTTGGCTTGACAGTTCAACCTTACTTGTGCGATGGTTGGATCTCCTACAACAAAAACCGAGGAAATCATGGAATCAAAAGTCAACCTGCTGCTTGCGCAGCTCAAGAAAGTCACCCCTAAAGGAAAGGGCCAGTGGATGGCATGTTGCCCAGCCCACGAAGACCGTTCCCCATCACTTGCAATCAAGGAAAACCACGATGGACGTATTCTCGTTAAATGCTTTGCTGGCTGTGGGGCTAGCGACGTTGTACACGCTGTTGGACTGCAACTCAGCGATCTCTTCCCTGATGGCGGATCTGAGAGCTTCAACCCATTCGCATTCGCCCGGTATGAAAAGCGTCAGGCTGAACAGCAATCCAACACACTGGCGACTGAGAAGCTGGTTTTAGACATGGCTCAGGCCAAAAGAGAACGTGGCGAGAAACTTACGCCACAGGATTTAGAACGCGAAAGAAAAGCGTTTTACGCCTTGCGTAACGCTGGAGTTTCAGTATAGTTGACCTCACGCGCTGTGGCAGGCGCAAAGAGGTTGAGAGACAGTCTTCATTGGGCTGGTCTTCTCGACCGTTTCTAACCCAGCAGGGTGCTCGACCTCCGGAACTGCCACCGGGGAGACCAGCACCAATGGAGATTGTTATGTCTTTCAACAACGGATTGCCTTTCAATATTTCAGTCAATTCAAACAATTTGCTTGTCATTGAGGAGTACAACACCGAGCCAGACAACGAGATGAGCGATAGCGAATATCACGTTGTGCGGTTGGATAAAGAAACATTTCTAGCCTTGCTCGAACACGCTGAAACGCTACTTGAGGAGATGTCCAAGCCTTTGCCGCAAGAGGTGGTTCTATGAATCTTGTGCCAAAGAACTGGATGGTATTCCAGCACTACAAAAACAGGCGTCCTCCTTGGATCAAGCTCCATCGCGAGCTGCTAGAAAATCGAGACTTCATTACGTTACCGCTTGCTAGCAAAGCGCTAGCACCTTTGTTGTGGTTGCTAGCAAGTGAGTCAAGTGATGGTGTTTTTGACGCTACAGTAGAGGAATTGTCGTTCCGGTTACGCATGAGTGAAAAGGAAGTAGAGTCAGGCCTCAAGCCTTTGATTCAAAAGGGTTTCTTTTTGGATGCTAGCACGATGCTAGCACCATGCTTGCAACTTGCTACACCAGAGACAGAGACAGAGAGAGAGGAGAGTCACAATATTGACCGCTTCGCTGAGTTTTGGAATTTGTATCCGCGAAAGATTGGCAAACCAAAAGCACATGCAAGCTGGAAGGCTGCAACCAAGCTATCAGAATCCAAACAGCAAGAAGTTTTGGATGGTTTGAAAAAGCACTTACCTAGCCTTAACGGAAAAGAACAGCAGTTCATCCCGCACCCAACGACATGGCTAAACCAGCACCGCTGGGCAGATCCAGTCGAAATGATTGGGCAATTCAAGGCTGAATTTAATCCTTACGCTGGGAGCATCTGATGAATATCATCCACGACATCGACCTTCGCCGATTCATGGCGAGACAGCAAAGCCAATCCATCCGCCCTGCAACGGACTTCTTTGACGGAGCAATGCGGAGGCTTGCCAAAGGCTCAGAAACATTTGGCGACCAACTGCCTTGGAGCAAGACCGCAGACAAGTTCCGTTTTCGCCCAAAGGAAATGACGATCTGGGCTGGCGAGAACGGCGGTGGTAAATCTCTCGTTCAGGGCCAGACTGCGTTGTGGCTTGCCGCCGCAGGCAAAAAGGTTCTGATTGCGTCAATGGAAATGCCCGGCGAAGCCACGGTTGCCCGCATGTTGCGTCAAGGCTGTGGTTCACCGCTCCCGCCGCGAGACCTCGCTACCGGACTGATGAACTACACCAAGGACAAGATTTGGATCTACGACCAGATTGGTAGTGTCAAGCCAGAAGACATCATCGCCATGATTCACTGGGCTGCTGAAGAATTAGGCATAGACCACATCATGATCGACAGCTTGGTCAAGTGCGGAATTCATTCCGAGCATAACGAGCCGCAGAAACAGTTTGTGGATGCCTTGGCTTGGGCTGCCAAAGAACACAACATCCACATCCACCTCGTCCACCACGTTCGCAAGTCAAGCGATGAGAAGGCTATGCCGGACAAATACTCCGTCAAGGGCGCTGGTGAAATTGTCGATTTGACCGACAACCTGCTAATTATCACCCGCAACAAAGTGAAAGAAGCCAAGATTCGGGCAATGCAGGAATACGACCGCTCTGAGCCTGACGGCTACATTCGGGTAGCGAAGCAGCGTCATGGCGAATTTGAGGGCATGTTTCACTTTTGGTTCGACGCTCGCTCTCAGCAGTGGATTCCGGAACACGGAATGCCGCACATGCCTTTTCCGCCACCAGACGAGAACGGCAAATTCCCTAGCCTGTACGCTGAGGTGGAAGTATGACCAGGGAGGCAAACAGACAGCGCTGGCCTGAGCTAGCAGCAGTAGTTGACCAAATGCGTCAAGTATTTGGAGATGTGCAGGTGCTGTGCATACACGAGAATGGCAAACTCGTCGCCGGAAAGCCCTACGGCCAAGGCTCAACATTCATCGTCCCGCAAGAGGACTGGCAACCGAAGAGGAAAAAGAAATGAATCCACAACCACGATCAGCAGAGGAACTTATCCACATCATGCGTCTACGGGCTAAAGACTTTGCTCGCGCCAAGGCAGACCGAATCCGCCTAGAGCATTTCCGCAAGTCCAAGGCCGCCATGCTGATGAAGGAAGCAGAGCGAGCTGGGTTCAACACCGCCGCCGCTCAGGAACGCGAAGCCCTAGCCGATCCATCTTACGCAGAATTGCTTGATGGATTATCCGCAGCAACCTACGAAGAGGAAGTAAACCGATGGGAACTGGAAGCAGCGAGATTTGCCCTGGAAGTCTGGAGAACTCGCCGGGCGGACGAGAGAGCAGAGATGAGGCTGACCTAAACATGGCCTCAGACGCCACACAGACGCCTTCAGAGCAGAGATCTCTTCAAAAAGGTACTAGGGTAGCGCCCATGTCAAAACAAGAGCGTACAGAGCGCTTTAACCTGCTTTCTGAGATGGGCTGCGCAATCTGCGGGCAACCACCCCAGATCCATCATTTGATCGGGGTGAAATGGCGAGGAATGGGGCAGAAGGCTGATGACCGGCACACGATCCCTCTGTGCTTGAATCACCACACAGGCCAGCAGGGTATCCACAAGGTCGGGATGCGACAGTGGGAGTTCCAATACGGAACCCAAGAAGAGTTGTTAGAAATCACTAACCACAAAATCGAAATGATTAAAGAAATTCACAAAAAAGGACATTGCCATGATTACTTACATGTTTAAGGTTGTTGACCACAAGATGAAGCCGACCAACTGGTTTGGATTTGTAACCGTCGAGGATGAAGACGATTTGTTCTGGAGTATTGACGAATTTACAGATCCTTATTGTTGCTTAATCAAAATGGTTGATGCAGCTCCAAACGTTTGTTTCAAATATGATTCAGACCTAGAAGATAGCGGAATTGAAGAGCCTGAATTTGGCGAAAACGTCTACCTAAAACTAGAAGATCCATCGCAAGAAGACTGGCAAGTG